TGACGCGAATCTGGTGCGCTGGTACGAGAACACCCTGCGGCCTATGGGCGGCTGGAGAAAGCGCTCGGAAAGCCAGATGACGGGTCTGTGCAGGGGCTTCATCACTTGGCGTGCCAATGATGCCGAGCGCTGGATTGCGGCTGGTACGCAATCCAAGCTGTACGCCATGAACGAGGCGGGGACACTCAAGGAAATCACACCAACCGGCATCACTGCCGGCATTGCCGATGCCACGATCAAGACCGGCTACGGATACGGCACTTATGGCACATACAGTTATGGTGTGGCCAGACCAGACTTAGGTGGACTCATTCCGGCCACCACATGGTCTTTTGACACATGGGGCGAGTATTTGGTGGCGTGCTCAAGCGCTGACGGCAAGCTCTACGAGTGGCAGCTTGGCTTCACAACCCCGACCTTGGCAGCGGCCATCACCAATGCCCCAACGGGCAACAAGGCTCTCTTGGTCACTGCCGAGCGCATCCTGTTTGCCCTTGGCGCTGGTGGAAATTCCCGCAAGGTGCAGTGGTCAGACCAAGAGGACAATACAGTCTGGACGCCACTGGCCACCAATCAGGCTGGTGACTATGAGTTGGCCACAGTAGGCACTCTGCTGGCCGGCAAGCGCGTCAAGGGCGTCAACCTACTGTTCACCGATGTGGATGTCCACACGGCTCAGTACATTGGCGCACCATTTGTTTACGGCTTTGAGAAGGCCGGATCTGGCTGCGGCCTGATCTCAGCCCAAGCTGTGGCGGCAATTGACACGGCGGCCATTTGGATGAGCAAGTCCGGTTTCTGGACTTATGACGGCTACCTCAAGCCACTGCCAAGTGATGTGTCTGACTATGTGTTCAGCAACATGAACTTCAACCAAGCATCCAAGGTATACGCTGTCCATAACAGCCAGTTTGGCGAAATCTGGTGGTATTACCCAAGCAGCGGCAGCAATGAGAATGACAGCTATGTCACCTACAACTACCGCGAAAACCACTGGAACATAGGCTCATTGGCCCGTACCGCTGGCACTGATGCGGGTGTGTTTACCAACCCGCTGCTGGTCTCATCTGATGGCTACATCTACGAGCACGAAGTGGGCTTTGCCTATGACAGCGCCAGCATCTACGCTGAGTCTGGGCCAGTGCAGCTTGGCAACGGCGACAACCTGATGTCTGTGCGGCAAGTTGTCCCAGATGAGCAGACACTTGGCGAGGCGGTGGTTTCATTCAAGACCCGCAATTACCCGACAGGTGCTCAGTCCACATTTGGGCCATATACGGCGGCCAACCCTACGGATGTCCGGTTTATGGCGCGGCAAGTCAATGTCAAGGTGACGGGTGCGGTTTTGGCTGATTGGCGCATCGGGGTGATGCGGCTGGAGGCGGTGGCCGGCGGGAAACGATGAGCGATTCTGAGCACTTGAAGAGACTGCGCCATCATGTGGAGGCTGCTTTAGAATACTCTGGAGGCACACACAATTTTGACGATGTTGCCGAGATGGTGGGGGATCACAGATTGCAGTTGTGGCCAGCCTCAAACTCGGTGGTATTGACAGAGATCATTGTCTACCCGCGACTCAAGAACTTGCATTACTTCTTGGCTGGTGGCGACCTAGATGAACTCTCACGGATGCGACCAATGATCGAATCCTGGGGCAAGTCGATTGGCTGCACCAGAGTGACTTTGGCAGGCCGCAAGGGCTGGGCAAAGACATTTTTAAAAGACGAAGGTTACAGGCCACAGTGGTCTGTACTTGCAAAGGAGTTGTAAATGGCAACAGATGTAAATCTCGGAATGCTGAGTCTTGAGGAACTCCGGCGACTGCTTGGCCAGAGCCAAGGGGTTACTCCATCCTCTCAGGTGGGCGTCAGCCCGTACCAGCAGATCATGGGCCGGATGCCACTGCTTGAGAATCCATACGCCAGCATGTCGGGTGGCTACAATAATTTTCAAGGTGGCTACAACCCCAACATGTACAGCAATGCGCCAAGAGCAATTGGTCAGCTTGGCTTTGGTGGTGGTGGCAGTGGTGGCTCTGAGGCTGCTGCCCCTAGTGCGTGGAGCAGCATGACCCCTGCGGAACAGGCGGCATACTACGCTGCAAATCCAACGATGGCGACCATCACTCAGCTTGGCCAAAAGGCTTTTGGGCTTACTTCAATGGGTGCTTTGCAACGAGCAATGAATCCAGGCTTTGTGAGCGACCAGAGCTTGATCGCAATGGGTGTCAACCCTGCCGCATACCAAGCCGCAAAAGAAAGTTTCCGCGCCAGTGAGATTGCCGACATGAATGGAGGCTTTCAAAGCGCTATGGATGCGGCAGAAAGTTATGGTGGCGCATCAATGGCTGAACAGCAAGCAATGAATGATGCAATTGCTGCTCAAAATGACGCAAACCAAGGTGCTGCTGTCGGAGAGGGCCAAACCAGCATTTCGGATTCCGCATCGAGCGCTGCTGACGGCTACGGCTCTGGAGATTCAGCCGGTTTTGGCGGCGGCACTGATTCTGGCAGCGATGGATGGGCCAAAGGTGGCAAGGTCACCAAAGATCGACTCAAAGGCCCAGATCCTAAAGGCCCAGACGAAGGTTATGGCGCACTACTCAGCGGCGAGTATGTCATCAAAAAATCAGCGGTCAAGAAGTACGGCGCAGGGCTGCTGGACATGATCAACGCTGGCAAGATACCTGCCAAAAAAATGAAATCTTTACTCGGCTAAGGGGAAAAAAATGTCTAAAGGTGGAAACCAAGTATCAACGACTTCAATCGATCCTGACATCAAGAGTGCGTTTCTCACAAACTTTGGTCAGGCTCAGAATGTCGCAGCGGCATTGCCTGTCCAGCAGTTTGCCGGATTCAATCCGCTGTACCAAGCGGGTGAAGAGCAGATCGTCAATCAATCCCTGACCCCGTTCACTGGCCAGGAAATTGGCGGGTTTATGAATCCGTATCAGCAGGAGGTCATTGACCGCAGCCTTGGTGACATTGAGTCGAGCCGCCAGATGCAAGACTTGAGAGATCGTCAGGCCGCTACACAGGCCAGAGCCTTTGGCGGCTCACGCCAAGGTGTGCAGTCCTCACTGACCAATGCCGCTGCCTTGAAGCAGGCCGCTGACCTGTCAGCCAACCTGCGCAATCAGGGCTTTGGCCAAGCTGCACAGTTGGCTCAATACGCCCGTGGCCAGAATTTGCAAGGTGGTCAGAATGTGCTGGCCTTGGGCGGTGCGCGTCAGGCTCTGGAGCAGCAACAGCTTGATGCCATCCGCAACATCGGCCTGCAAAAACTTGGCATTGTGCAGTCCAGCTTGGGTGCAAGCCCAGCCAACTTGGGCGGCAGTGTCTCAACCCCGTACACACAAAACCGTGGCGCTGGTCTTTTGGGCGGTGCTCTGGCTGGCTCTCAGTTGGCTGGTCTGACTGGTGGCGCAATCAGCGGCGGCGTGGGTGCAGGACTTGGCGCATTGCTTGGTCTGTTTTAAGGAATAAAAATGGCAACGCAATTTGACTTCTCAAACATCGGCAGCATTTTCGGCGGCGGCATGGGCGGCACGCCCACTGGTCTTGATGCGCTGCTCAACGAAGACCAGCGCAAGCTGATGAATCGAAATGCAGCCCTGTCAGCGGCTGCTGCACTGCTGCAAGCCAGTGGCCGCAGCACTACCCCCATCGGCCTTGGCCAAGCTCTTGGCTCGGCTCTGCAAGCAGGTCAGCAGGGCTACCAACAGGCGCGTGCTGGGTCGGTGCAGGATTTGTTGCTTAATCAAAAGCTGGAGGAGGCGAAACGAGCCGAGCAATTGAGAAAGCAAATTGCAGATGTTATGACCACTGCGCCACAGCCATTGAACACGGCTCAAGCCGCATTGGCAGCACCAGGCATGCCGCTTGGCCCAACTATTCAGCGTGCTGAGTTGATGGACTCCATGCCGCAGCCAACAGCCAATGAATTAAAGGCTACTCAGTACCTAACAATTGCCGACATTTATGCGGCACAAGGTAAGTCTGAAGAAGCCAAGCGATTTCAAGAAATGGCAGAAAGATTTAACCCACGGCCTGAAGCAGTGGGTCAGCCATTCCAAGGGCGAGATGGTAAGTTTTACCTTATGACCAAAACCGGTGGCGTTATAGATGCACCCGTAGCACCGGCAGCAAAACCATCTGGTGCGCCACAGCAAGTGATGGGGCCTAGTGGTCAGCCCGTTATGGTGCAGAACTACGATGACGGGACTTACAAGATTGTCACCGGTGTGTCTCCATTGATACCAAGAGTTTCTATTGATAGGGGTGGCAGCACTCAATTTATGGATCCTTACAGCATTCCTAGCGGAACATCATTTGCTAAAACTCTGGCTCCGCAAGTTGTCGGAAATGCAGAAGATGGTTATTTTGTTGTTGGCGGTGGCGGTGGTGGCATGCCTCGCCTACCCGTTGCTGCACCAACAGTAGCAGGCGCAGGTGCAGCACGACCAGCGGCGCCAGCAGCAGGCACAGCGCCAGCAGCAACAGCGCCAGCACCAAGTGCAGCACCGACAACTGCTGGCCCTGTCCCTCTGATTCCTGGCACTGGCAAAGCCTTTGCAAGAGAAAAAGATTTGAGGGCTGATTACACGACTCAAATGAAGCCGTTTACCGACTTGGGTCAGGCGTTTAAGAAGGTTGAGGCTGCGGCCTTAAATCCTTCAGCGGCTGGCGATATCTCAATGGTTTATGGCTACATGAAAATTTTGGATCCGAATTCTACTGTGATGCAGGGTGAGCAGGCCACAGCATCAAATGCTGGTGGAGTTCCAGACAGAGTAAAGGCCCTTTACAACCAAGCCTTAGATGGAACAAGATTGGCAGATCCTGTAAGACAAGATTTCTATGCTCAAGCACGAAATCTGATTGAGTCGCAGAGACAGTTGCAACAAGATATAGCAGAAAGATACAGGGGCATTGCGTTACAAAACAAATTGGATCCGAATCAAGTTGTCTTTGATCCATTTCAGCGCATCAAAACACCGGCACAAATTGCTGCTGATGCTGCCCGTGTTACACCGGATACTGAGGAAGAAAAAAAGAAAAAGCCTAAATCTTTTTTTGATACATACAACCTTCTGAAAAGGAATTAATGATGGCAACAATATCCAACATTGAGAGAGTGCAGGAAAACATTCGCAGGATGCAAGAGCAAAATGCACCTGCGAATGATGTTGTTGGCTACCTTAAATCTGAAGGCTTTACTCCGACCAAGTTTGAGGCGGCAGTCGCAAGTTTTAGAAAGCTAACCGGCCCACCTGTGGATGCTGGTTTTGGCCGTTCACTTTTGCAGGGTCTGTCCTTTAACTTTGCTGATGAGATTGAGGCGGCACTGAAGTCTGGCTCTTTGTCAAACAAAGATTATCAAGACCAGTTGGCAAGGGTCAGGGCTGGCATCAAGCAGTACGAGCAGCAATATCCTGGACGAGCATTCGCTGGGGAACTGGTCGGCGGTTTGGCTCCAACAGCGGCGGCTCTGATTGCTGCACCATTTACTGGTGGCGCAACATTGCCAGCAGTCGCAGCGGGTACTGCACGCATTGCCACTAAAGTCCCAACCTTGGGCGGCATTGCTTTGCGCGGTGCTGGATATGGCGCGGCCTCTGGTGCTGTCTCTGGTGCTGGCGGCGCTGAAGGTGGATTGGGAAGCCGAGTAGGAGGTGGAACATTAGGTGCAGTAACTGGCGGCGTATTCGGCGGCGCAACCCCATTGGTTACAAGTGCGGTAAGTTCAACAGGCAAAGCAGTTAAAGGCGCTTTCACTCCGACCCAGCCACAAGATGCGGTTAGAAAAGCGCAAGAACTTATTGCCAAGAAGTTGGCGCAAGAAGGTCTTGATCCAGTGGCGCTGGCCCAGCAGCAGGCACAAAGAACCCTTGCCTTGGGCGTAAAAGATGAAACCTTGGCCGACTACGCTGGTGAGTCTATGAGGCGCTTGGCCCGTGGCGCTATGGCAATTCCACAATCTGCACAAACAGAAACACGCCAGATGCTCATCGAGCGTGCCAGAGGTGCAGGCCCAAGGATTACACAAGACATCACCGACTTGACGGCAGTTGGTGCGCGTGACATTCGGGAGGTGGCTGATGAAATTATCCGTAATCGATCTTTG